GTCAAGAGTAATTTCTTGGTGGTTAGTATATACAGCCGGTTCACCACTTTTACTAAATTCGGTTGTACTTTCATTCTGAGATACAATGATTTTTGAACCAGGTTCAATTTTTAACTCTGGGGCAATAAATAGCTTTATAGTTTGAGAAATTACAGCTGGACCAATAGTATTTGTTGCTGAGGTTTGTTTTTCATAAGAAAGTTTACAAGGTTGATTTTCAAGTTTTATTACTTCTTTATGTGTTTTAATTTTGGAGATTGGATCCGTAATTTCTTCCCATGCTTTCAGCGTGCATGAACCTATATACAGGCTTTCAATTGCTTCTCTTACAACATTCATCCTACCACCTCAATTTACGATGTTTATTCAGTTGAGAAGTGTAGTCGAAGAGAATGCTTTGAGTAGCACTTTCACTTAAAGAAATTTTTAGTGATTCAAAGGTAATCTGAACATCACCCTCTTTTATTGACTTAGTGACCAGGCTATCTTTCCCCGAAATTTCCCGTTGATCGTTTGTAATTAAATCTACAACCATATTTGCATGAACGAATTTCAGGTCATTCGGAATATCATTTCTATTGCAGTAGGTCTTGATAGCTTGAGCTACTTCTTCTGTATAAACGTTAACCTGTTCTTCTGAGAGAGTAACATTATGCAATTTCGATATTACAATGTCTGCGACTTTCATCTAATCACCCAATTACATCTGCTTTTAAAAAGGCTTCGCGCTCTGCAACAGAAACTTCAAGTTCTTCCCCTGCTTTAAATAAGTTAGAACCAACTTTAACATTTGCAGTAAATTTTACAGTCACAAGCTTTTGCTGTTCTTGATTGACTTCGCTATTTTCTTCATTTTTCACCTGTTCATCATCAGGATTCACAAGCACTTCTAAGGCTTCAATGAGTGATTTACGAGCTTTGCCTTCTTTCTCGAATAAAAGGGCCTCTTCAGCAGCTATTATTCCCTCTCGAACAGCTTCCAGTACTTCATCAACATTCAGATTTTTATACTCTTGTTCGTTCATAATTTAAACCTCCATTCAACAAAATAAGAGAGGCTAGAAGCCCCTCTATAGTTAGCCATTTACTTTAGCGATAAAGATATTATCAATTGTTTCGAATGATGGTAAAACAATCTCAGATACAATTGTTTGGATATTAACAGGATGTTCCTCTTTAATTGTTGTGATTGCTACGCCAGTATTTACAATTTGTACTTCTGCCGATGTACCAGTCATTAAATCAGCTTCTTCTGGAGTTGTTCCGAAGTATGTGTTACCTAATTTGCCATCTGGAATTAAAGTAAATACATCATCTTGATAGAAGTTGTTTAATGAGCCGTCTTCAGCACGGTACTTTTTGTTGTAAACTGCAACAGATAACCCTACTTTATTTTTCAAGTAATCTTTTAACATAGCATCCGTTAAAATGATGTTTTGCCCACCAAGTGGATTCATATCTAAGCGAATGCTTTGATGTGAAAGTAAATATCCGAATGTTTTACGCGTCATAATTGCACTAGTAGGACGTACACCAGTGTTTTCTTCTACCGTATCCATCCAACGAATAATATCTTGAATTGGCTGCGATTCTGGTTGACTCCAGCGAGCAGTTGTAAGTAGTGTTTCTTTATGATCGTCTTTCATTCCGTAATCGTAATCAAGAACTTGTCGGTTAGCTGCAATGCTGATTTTACCTGATGAAAGTAACTGCATAATCATACGCTCTGGCTGAACTGCAGCACCATCCACTAATGTTTTCACATCATCATAAATGTTATTAATGATTGGCAGATAAGCAGGTTCTAAATTCGATGCAAGTAATCGATTGATTTCTTGTCGGTCTTTTTCACCTACTCGCATTGCTTCACGGAAGAATGGCATTTCTGTTTCAACTTTAGAAACACCGATACGATCACGAACATCCGCTTTAGTATCAAAAGCAGATGGTTTTAATGCTACTGGAAGGCCGTTAGCTCCTTTAATCCAGCTTAAATCTAAACCAAGTTGCTTTTTCGCAGGGAAAAGGGTTGCCCCTAAATATGGAATTATATTTGATGGGTTATTTTCATAGTAAGTAGCAATATTCTTTGCATTTACTAAATCAAAAAGTGTTGGCATTTCACTTCATCCTTTCTGTTTTCGAATCTATTATTTTAAAAAGGTAATTTGTTTTAAAGCTGCGACTTCTTCTGCTGCAGGAGCAGTAGGAAGTTTATCTAAATCAATAAAACCATGGATTAATGCCGCACCAGAAGCAGGTCCATCTGTTACATCTACATCATAGAAAAGTACACCTTCTGCATTTGATACAAGCGGAGTGCCACTTGATGTAGCTTTAACAGCTGCAATAGATTCATCTGTTAAGAATCCACCTCCAATAATCGTTCCAGCTGGTACAATTTTCTTGCCTTCTGCATTCACTGTAACACCTTCATCACTTACTGTGACACCAACATTTACATAATGATCTGGGAACTTTAAAATCGTTTTTCCATTACCATATGTTGTTGTTTTAAATTTACTCATTTTCACTTTCTCCTCTCTTAATCAAAATAAGAATTTCGTGCTTGGTCTAAGTTGTTCGAACTCTTTGCAAAGTCAGCAACTTTTTGACCAAAGTTGTTTTCTCCACCTGCCCCCGGATTTCCACCACCTGGATCTCCACCTGGTTTAATGCCAGAAGGTTTCGTTTCAGGAACAAATAAAAAGGACTTTGCTTCTTGCAAGCTCTTCACTTGCTCATCAAGTCCAACTTTGATAGTGCCGTCTTCATTTAGTTCGATTTTTGTTTTATCTACTAATCCAGAAACCAAATCTGCATCATGTACTTTTCCTGTAAGTGCTAGTTTAAGGGCACTTGCCATTTGTACATCTTTTAATTGTTGTTCGTGAGCAGTTTTAGAATCATCATTAGCCTTTTGAAGCTCTGTAATTTTTGCTTGAAGTCCCTCAGCATCAATTTTCTTTAATTCCTCAAGTTGTGTGTCACGATCAGTTAATTGCGTTTTCAGGTCCTTCACTTCATTTATTTTTTCATCTAAGCGAGTTTTAGGAACCATCGTACCAAAACCTGCAACCACTTTATCTGCTTGCTCCTCTGTTAATCCTAGAGCAATTAATTCCTCTTTTTTCACTATTTATTCCTCCTAATTCGTGTTTTACAGGCAACGCCCTGTTAGGTTTTTTCTGACTTTTACCGTCTTTCAGCAGGACGAAGATATAAAAACAACTCCACTTACCTAGATACTTAATCTTTCTACATAAGAATGGGTAGGATTTCATTATATCCTTGTCGAAATATAGGACGAAAGGTGGTGTTACATATGGCAAAAAATAAAGAGCCAGGAAAAGGCCGTGTTGGCGCAGTTAAAGACCGTCATCAAGTTTATAATCCTAAAACAGACCAATGGGTAAAAGTAGATTCAGATACTGGCAAGTTTATGGATGTTAAACAAGATGGCACGCCATTTAAAGGTGTAACTAAAAAGTAAGACCAATTCCGTTGTATAAATCTGCTCCAACAGTTTTATACAACGGAAGCCATTATGCAACAAACCTTTCCTTCCATTTCGGATATTTAATACTGCTAGAAATGTTATACACTTTGCCATTCTTATCCCGAGCAATACGTTGACTGTAATTATCATCCTCAAAGTATGGTGCTGTAGTTGTTCTACATCTAGGATGGAACGGATTTGCGGTTACACCTGGTTGATAATCCTTCAAAGCAAATACTTTACCGTCCATCGACTGGCAAATATCGCTTGTTTTACTGTCTAAGGTAGCAACCACTTCATACATTTCAATATCCAACGTCTTAAATGCATCCCTTTGTGAAGCGGCACTAAAAAACGCTTGCTCTGTTTGTACTAAGCGAGCAGCGTTAGATCGTGAAGTATTCATTTTCTTCTGTACAAACGAAATCATTCTTTCAGGACCTTCTCCACGTGCAAAAGACTGTATTAATTCAGTGTGTAAAGTATTAACTAATAAATTTCTGTCTCGCCAAATCTTAGCTGAGAAAGTCATATTGTCAGCAGTCCATGGTTTACTAATTACTTTTGTTAATACATTTTCATCTAATGCTTGTAAAGTAAATCCTATTTCGAAAGCTTTCTGGATTTCAAAAGCGGTTTGATAATACTGGTCTTGATAAACCTCTTTCATCAAACGCTCAAATCCTTCAATTTGCCCTCCATACAACTTTTCCACATGATGTTGGAGTTGTAGTCGCAAACTTTCTAACCGTGAAATATGGACGCGAGAGGACGCATTTTCAAGTTGCTTCATCCATTGCTGATTTAGAGCATTCTGTTTACCATACTCAATGTATTCTTCGATAGTCCAACGAAACTCACGAAGCTCATCGCTTTTTAATAGTCTTTTAGCTTCGTCCAGAGACACTTCATTGTTTTTAGCAAACCGTTGATACCATCTAGCAATATCCTTTTCTATTTCCTGCATTGTTTGGATATAAGCTTTTTCTAAATCTTTAGAGTAAGAAATTGCTTTATTGTGTTGGGCATCTTCAAGCAGCTCAAATCGTTTACGCCAGTAATCTCTACTCTTCGCCAACAGCTCCACCACCATTTAGTTGACTGAATGTTGAAGCGTAATTATCATACTCATTTTGTTCTTCATCTTTTTGCTTCTTTAAGCGGTCCTCAACCTTTTTGTTATACCATGGATGATTTTCTCGGATGGTCTGGTCATCAAGGATACCAACAGATGCTTGTGCATCACCGATTACCTCAGACTCATTAATAATGATGTCACGATTGAAGATGATGTTTACTTTCTCCTTACTAAAATCACCTTGATTTGTCATTTTGAAATACTCATCGACAAACCATAACAAGTGTTCAAGCGAAGCCT